TACAAAAACATATAGTACCAATGCCAATGCTCAACCTTATTTATCCATTTACTAGGGTGCTGTAAGTTCTTTACAATACACGACAATCTGTAAGGTCTGCCTAACTTTGAAAGTTTTGGCGTAATTGATAAGTTTAATTCGGTTGGTTTCATTTGTCAAAGATTAAAAACATTTTTTTATTAAACTAATTTTTTAACATAAAATCGTTATACCAATCCATAAACATATCAAAATCAGTAGCCACAAAGTAAACGCCACCAGCACGAATAATATTATCCCGGTATGTTTGTTGTGCTTGACTCATTCTGTCTTTACCTATCTTAACTTCAATCTTTACAGATTTACCTTTAATCGTTGCGCTTATGTCCGCAGTTCCGTTTGTAGATGTTCCTTTGATATATTGCATACTTCCTATTGTTCTTCTGCGACCTATAACATCGGTTACTATCTTAGTGTTGTCAATCATTCTTCCAGACGAACTAATACGCTCAGCTTGATGCCCTGAAAGATTAAGAAAGTCTTTAATACATTTTGTAAGTCCGTTGGCTGTTTTATCTGAATACTTTGGAACAGGAATACAATGATCTGGAAACGATGGATATTTTTCTTTTAGTTCTGTTACTGCTAGATTGACTAGGATTGTTTTGTTTGCTTTGTTCATTATAATAGTTTAAGTTGTGATTGTTCTGTTACTGGTTCTAATGTTATTTCATTATAAATAATTTCATTTTTATTATAGCTTTGTAATTCTAAAAAGAAACATTCTACACGCTGTCCTTGACTAATTTTTACATCTTCTAAATCTAAACAAAATCGCTTAACTTTTCCAATATATTGTCTACCATAAATAGTAATATTTAATGGGCAAACATTTGTATTAATTAAATAATTTTCCACATATCTTTCAAAATCTTCAATATAAAAATCAGGAGTTTCTTCAAACTTATTTATTGTTATTTTCATTTTGTATTTTTTCAATCCAATTATTTAAAGTAACTCGGCTCACGTTAAAATCTTTTGCAAGGGATGTTTTGTTTATCTTACTATCTCCAAACTTTGTTATAATCTCACGAAGTGCATCTAAACTATTTCTTTTTACTTTTCCATTCTTTACATCTGATACTTCTCTACTGTGCAAAGAATCTACTTTAATCTTCTTAAACTGTGAAATAAAGTATTGCGCTAACTTATGTGCATTTAAAATATTATCGACGGTTATAAGCATCTTTTTCATATCTTTTTTATAGAAAAAACAATCCATAAAAAACAATATTAATGCGAATCTAGGGATGTAAATCTTTATTTTAGAAATCATACTCTTAAACATTTCAGGCTCATCTTCGGAGTTTTGTATTTCACTATAACTATCAAATATTTTAACCCATTCTTTTCTCGCTTCTTCATTCATTGAAACTACAAAAGGTATTATTTCGTTGTCATCATCTTTTTTTATAAATGCTGTTATAGTATCATTCATTGATGTTATTGTATTTTCGTACCATTCTATTATATCATCTCCTAAATCTTCTTCATTATACTTTTCAGCTTTTAAATTCTGTGGATAACAAAATAAAAACCTATCAATAAAACCGCTAGAAATATTTTCGTTTGTGAATTGTTGGTCTAGTATCTCGGGTTGTATTCCACCAATAACAGAAATAAAAGGAGAGTTAATATAGAGGTCATTTCTAGAAAGTCTATTTACTATTATGCTTTCGTTACTCCAAATAGATAGCCATTGTTGTTTATCTGAACCCTCACGATATTTATTCATATCTTTAAACCATCCATCTAACTCATCTTTATTTATTCCTATTGCGTTCTTACTTTCATTATGTAAATTTATTAAGGCTTCAATAGTTGTATCACTCGCAATAAGTTGTTTTCGTTTAGGCTTTTCAATAGGAACTACATTTACTTGTTCCTTTTTTGTCATCTCGAGATATTGCTCATACTTTTGATATTTTAAAAAATAATCTTCTATTCTTTTTTTATTTATCTTTTTTATAGGAGAAATAATATTATTTACACTAGGTGTTTTTCCAAGCCCAGCTTTACCTACTAATGAAATAAAAACTACTGCGCTTTCAGTCCATCCTTTTTTAGCTTTAATTTTGAGTGAGTTTCCTATTATTACAGAAGTCATCCAAAGTAATGCACCCGCCATAAAATCTACATTAAGCATTAACTTTTTATTTGAATGCTCTAAATACATTTTTAAATGTGGAGGAAATATCTCTAATGGAAACTCTAATGTTTCTATTTTTTCTTGTTGTATTACATCTTCTTTTGGAAACTCTTTTTTTAATCTTTCGCCATAACCTTGACTATAAATATCTTTAGCTGCTGCGCTAAAATCTCCGTTATGTTTTTGAATTGTATAGGCTTGAAAAGAATTTATTAACTTTTCGTGTGGGTATATTGTACCAGTACTAAACAAGTACATACAATCACTATTTTTAAAAATATATCCTGAGTGTGGAGAAGATGCTCCGTGTCTTTTAATTATAATCTTATTTGTTAAATGTCTTATAATTTGAAATTCACTTTGTACAATATCTAATATAGAATTTTTATCGTTAAAATCTTGCCAAGGAGTTACGCCAACTGAATTAAATTCTTTTACTTTTAAAGGCTTTTCTTCTATTGGAGCAATATAGTTATACATTCTAGAAAAAGACCAAATAATCTCACGGTCTGAATCTGAAATATAATCTATATTAAAATAAGTATTTTTAGAAACGTTATTATCAGGATAAAGAAATACATAACCGAATCTTCCTCTGCTTTCAATTACAGCTTCTTTATGACCTTGTAATACTGCTATTTTTTTATTAGTATCACACCTCTTTGATTTATAAAGCAAATGATAACCATCATTTTTAGTTTTATAAACTACTACCTTTTCATAAAAGTCTAAAATATTATCATTTAAGTATGAAATAAACTCATCCCAAAAATCAGTTTTTTCTTTTGCAGTAGAAAATACTTTTAGATCAACATCAATACATTCCAAATCTTCATATCCTGTAATGATACCTACATTTTTTGTAGATGGTATTTCTTGTCCGTCTTTTTTAATAATACCACCTTTATAATTATATTGCTCAAGAAACTTATTTACAGTTAATTTTTTAGTCTGTAAATCTTTCCAGGAGAAATTAGGTGTTTTATCTTCACCTACTGTTAGCAAAGAAAATTTTTCGAGAAGTTCTGATAAATCTATATTCATATTCAAAAGAAAAACCCCATTACCAGCGGTGGTAGTCGCGTGGTAATGAGGCTTTGTAAAAATTTTTATTATTGGCTACCACTCCAACAGTTGCAAATATAAAAAAAATATCTATAATCTTATAACAATTTTGTTAAAATAATAAAAGTGTAAAGTTTTTTATAAAAGTGTAAAGTAAAGTGTAAACTTTTTTGCCAAAAGTGTAAACCTATTTTTTTTATAACTACTTAATAAATAAATACTTACAATAAAAAACCTTTAAAAAGTGTAAAGTTTACACTTTTTTTGTAAAAAATATTTTTTTTACTTTTCAATTTTATTTTTAATTACAAAGTGTAAAGTTTACAAAAACGTATAGTTTCTTTGTTAACATACTATTTACCAAACTATTAAGCAAAAAAAAACTGTACACTTTTGATGTACAGTTTACACTTTAGGTTTACAATTTTACCTAAAACGGTAAATCATCGTGAACAACGCTCTGTATCACTTCCGCAGTATGCACTTGTGCTGGTTCTGTTTTAGCAGCTATATTGATAGTTCCATCAGTCCAAAAGCATTTACCATTACCAACATAAAAGCGTGTAGATTTGGCTTCTCTTTGCTCTTTTGTTTGCGATACATAGGCAGTAACATTTTGACCGTATGCGTTTGTGTCATTATTGATTGAAAAATCAATACTAATTCCTTTTTCAGCTTTCGCTTTTAAGGTTGTTAAAAGCGTTTCAAGGGTTTCAATCTTGATGTAGATGTTTGATAAACTACTCATTGTAAATTGTTTTAATGTAAGTTCTAATATTTGTTACTCTTTCTTTTAAATCGGCTATAACATCTTCCGAGTATTCAATTTCATACGTTTTAATACGAAATTTTTTATCCATATTATCGTACGAATGTTTTTCTTCATAAAGTAATTCTTCAGGAGTATTTAAAAGCACATAAACAAGCCTTGCTTTACGTTTTCCTGTTAAGTGCATATAAACCTGCAACTGATAAAAATAGTCCTTTGTAGGTATCTCATTCTCAAATAACGGAAATGTGAACGCATCCCACGAACATTTAATATCTAGTACTTCATTCTCTAGTATTAAATCTGGAGTTCCACAAAAGAAATCATCTTCAAAATACTTTTCATTCTTTAAAGCAAAAGGAATATCTAACCATTCTATGGCTTTGTCTATGGCTTCATCTTCTAACCATATCCCTTTAGATAAATATTTGTTATTGATTTGTTTTTTAATACCGTAAATCTCACTAATAAGGTATTCCTTAACGTATGATTTTGTAGTTTCTGAAATCAATTCATTTTTTGCACGAGGGTTAGTCATTATTTTACCACTCGCAGACGCTCTTATTTTGAACATAATAGTAATTCGTTTTCATTAGACAATTCATATTTTGAACGCACTTGTTCGGTTGTGTAATCTCCGCTAGTAATTGCAGTTTTTACCTTATTCCAATTCGGATGTTCGGGTGTTAACTCTATTAAAGTCAAATCTAGTTCGTAGGAAATAACATCTTTACGGTTTAAGTCAGCACCAAATAATTTACCGAAATGATCCGCAGCATCTTTTATCGCTATTGTTTTAGCCATTGGAAAAGCCATACTCAAAGCACCGTTATTAATATTGTTTAAGTCAGCAGGAGAAGTACCTTTAGCAGTTTGTAATTGTGCTGCTCCTATTCCATCGTGAAAATCCCATTCTCCAGTAATTGGATGCACGTAATGAACTCGAACTGTAACCCAAACACCGTTAAAAGAAGTACCTTGTCCTGTTATCTCAATTCTATAACGTTTAAAGATAGTTTTTAATAGATATTCAATACGCTCAATAGGCAGGTATTTATAGCCACTAATGAAAGGATGCTTTTTTACCCATTCTAGTTTAGGTTGTTGATTAAGTAAAGTTACATAAACATCCGATTTTCTTATTGATACCTTATCGGTATAAATATCATTAATCTTTGGTAGATTGCTCATAGTCTTGTATTTCTGTTAATAATTCCGCTAGGTGTTCATCGCTTACACTCTCGGTTATATCTCTACCTGATAAAGTTTGTATAGATAGTAGTTCAATCTCGTTATCTAAATGTACATCGTACTCAATAGATAGGTCTTGGAAAATTTCTTGTTTGCTCATAATTTGTTATTTAAGTTTAATAATACTGCAAACCTACAACAAACATTTTAAATAAAAAAATTATTTTATTGTTATTTATAAATTATTTTATTCTATATTTGCCCTATCAAACTTTAAAAAATAACATTATGAACAGATTTCAAAAAAACGATTGGCAGTATTTAATTGCGTTTGGCGCAGCAGTATGGTTTTTAACGCAAATAATATTTAGATACTAATGAAAACAGCAATGCAGGAGTTATTCTCACAATTAGAAACAGAACATCCGAATTTATTTAACTTACGTTCGGTAGATGGCAGAAAGTTTATAAACGATTATTATAAATTTTTAGAACTAGAAAAGCAACAAATCATAGATGCCTTTGATGTAGCTTGTGAAGATCAAAATAGAATAGGAATAGAATATTTTAATCAAACCTTTAATAAACAATAATTATGAATTACGATGAACAAGTATTAGGAGTTGGAAACAGTAACCACCCAGCGAATCAAGTTGATAACAACGATCCAAACGGATATGAAGAATTAGCAAACAAACAATTTAACGAAAAAATGGAGTGGATGAAAAAAGCACTTACTTTAGAGATTTATGTTAAAGAGATTAAATTCCTAGCAGATGGAATGTACGACAATAACGGACTAGCAACAATAATATCAAACCTTTTAAAAGACATAGAATAATGGAAGATTTAATCAATTTTCAAGCGTTACAATTAAACGCTTTAAGAACCGAAAACGAAATGTTAAAAAACGAACTTAAACAAGCTAAAGAGTTATTTCAAGCTATGATAAACGAGTGGGAGGTAATCGATGCTAAGATTCAAACTCCAGTTACTAACGTGTTTGATGTGGCTTTTGATAGTCCACTAGATCAACTTAATAAACTATACTAATATGAAAGATATTTTAAACTTTATAGATTTGCACCCATTTTTAGCGTGTGCCGTTGCGTTTTTTGTTTTTTTTTACTGCCTATTCTTTTTTTGCACTTATAATAATGTAAGTGAGATAGTACAGAATTGGGATGTTAATTGGCAAGATGGCAAAGAGGATAATATAAACGAAATTGAGTAATGGATAGGCGTAAAAATTACAAATCATTTAAGATAATTATTTTGGAGTTATGGTTTAGATTTGAGTATTTCGGAATAGAAACTTTTGTAAATCGTATCGGAATAAGACAGCGACAAATTAATAGAGTTCTAAACGAGTGGAAAAATAACGATGAATGTTTGATTGTTGAGAGTAAAATGAATCAAAATAAATAACACTATGCAAGAAAAGAAAGGAAAAGGCAGACCACCTTTAGGAGAGAATACACGTAAACAATACAACGGTACATTAGAGCCGTTTAAGATTGAAATAATTGGAGGAACAAAAGAATGCAATCATTTAGCTTATGAGCATTTAACAAAGGTTTATAAAAACAAGTTGAAAGATGGAAAATGATAACGAACAAAACACAATTATAATAGTCTTGCTTTTGATAGCAATTACTTATGGCGTTTTGTGCTGTTGGTAATTGCTTATAACGTTCCGCATCTACACGAGGTGCAAGGATTCGTGACTGCATATTTTCTATTTAAGTAAAAAGTTTAATGCGAAACGGCAATTCCACTAAATCCTTGCATCTTGTGTAACTGCTGTTGTAAAATCGGTTTTATTAAGGTTTAACTTGTCCGCCTTTTTAAGTGTCAAGTATTAAAAAATTATTTAATTATGAATTTTAATTATTTTTTTGTTTCAATAATTCGTTTTCTTTCTCCAAAGTTTGCACTTGATTCTGAAGGTAAAGTAAATTATTTGACATATTTAATACTTCTTCAGTTAGTTTTGATTGGCTTTCAGTTAATCGGATTATACTTTCA